TCTTGTTGTGTGCTGGATAAAGTAATAGCACCATCAACATATCCACTACTGCGACCACTTAACCCAATAAAATCATCAAAATTATTGGTATATGATGCTCTCATCTCTGCTAAATGTATATTATGACTTGCGTAAAATCCTTGTGTTGGTGTTCCAACTTCCACACCACTACCGCTGAAATATATTAATCCCTTATAATCTCCACTTGGTGCGTTTCCGCTGAAATTATCAACGAAAATCAACGATGTCATTCCACTAATTACACCATAACAAGGCATAATATCACCATTGAGACAATTAAAGACATTACTTGTGAAAATCATTGTAGTATTGACACCACTATGGGACGCTCCCATATTATCATAAAAGAATTGGCGCATATAACGACCATTGACATCTCTCTGTATGTTGTGATGAATATCTAATGTGGTATTTTCTGCTAATCCATGCCCTACGACTGAATATTCTAATGTGATAAAATTGCATCTTGCCGATACTTCATTAGGACTTAATATTTGATTATTATAAATACAGCAATAACCACTGGCAGAATATATGGATATAGCACGATGAGAATTGCCTAATGCCCCAGTATATTCAAATAAGTTGTTTTCAATTGTAAAATTACATGATGGGGTGCCTCCATCATCATGGTCTGTTTTAATTCCAAACTCCATATAACAAATGTGACAATTGGAAACGACACATGAAGAGTTTTGAACTAAAATGGCGGTTTCTAATGAAGTGTTGGTGGGTTTTGAATGAACTAATGTTATATTGCTTACCTTCACACTATCGGCGGATATAGTAATCATATATGTATTGGTGCTGTCTGTTAGAGTTGAACCATTAGATGAAGTTAAATGTATTGATTTATTAATCACGAGGGCGTTGGTTTGAACAATGTCGCCGATAATATCAATCACATCACCATGCTCACATGAAGATATAGCGGCGGTTAATTCTGTTGGTGTGGATACTTCGTGAATAGTTCCAGCATATGACGAAAATATTAGTTTATTAGGTGTAATATTCATATATGAAAGTGCAGTCGTGCGGTGGATGCTGTCATTATTAATATTATCGAATAATCCCCCTACACTATCGTTCGCACTGGATACGCTTGTATCCACATATGCTTTTATTGCTTTCTCTGTGAGTAATTTTGTATCTGTGGGCGTTTCACTCATAGATGTTTTTATTCCATTTACTTGATGACTATCACCATCAAACATAAGAGTTTCGGTGGTAGTATTTTCAATAATGAGATTAGTAGTCGCCATATTCTCAATTTGCGTTGTGGTTAAAACTAAATCACCGCTTAAAAATCCACTACTACGACCACTTAAACCAATGTAATCATCAAAATTATTTGTATATGATGCTGACATCTCTGCTAAATAAAAATTGTGAGCCGCATAGAATCCCTTGGTTGGTGTTCCCAACGACGCACCGCTTCCGCTGAAATATGCTAATCCCTTATAATCTCCACTTGGTGCGTTTCCGCTAAAATTATCAACGAAAACCAACGCCGTCATTCCGCTAATAACACCAAAACACGGCATGATATCTCCATCTAAGCAATTAAATATATTCGCCGTGAATACCATTGTTGTATTAACTCCACTATGAGCGTCGGTCATACTATCCGTAAAAAAGTTTTTAATATAACGACCATTGACATCTCTCTGCATATTATGATGTATGTCTAATGTTGTATGTTCTGCTAATCCGTGGCCTTCCATTGTTCTTTCCAAAACGATAAATTGACACTTGGGAACGACTTCGTTAGGTGAATATATCTCATTATTGTGAATACAACAATAACCATGGGCCGTATATATTCCTATTCCTTTGTGTATATTTCCCAATGTGCTACTATATTCAAATAAATTGTTTTCTATCGTAAAATTACATGCTGGAGATGGAGAGTCATCATTCATAACTTTAATACCATACTCCATATAATATAAATGACAATCACTCACCACAAACGAATCGCAACGGACTAAAATGACACTCTCGATATCGGTGTTTAATGGTTTTGAATGTATTAGAGTTAAATTACTGACTTTTGACCCACTGGCGTATAGGGTAATCATATATGTATTGGTGCTGTCTGTTAGAGTTGAACCATTAGATGATGTTAAATGTATGCGATTACCTATCTCCAACGCATTCGTTTGGATTATATTGCTTATAATATCAATAGTGTCTCCGTCTTCACACGCTGAAATTGCGGCTGTTAATTCCGTTGGGGTTGATACTTCCCTAACAATACCAGTAAATGACGTTAATGATAATTTATTGGGAACAATATTCATATAAGAAAGGGCAATGGTGCGATAGACACTATCAACGGAAATATTAGCTAAAATATTACTTATACCACTCGACATACTGGAAGTTTTCTCATCAACATATTCTTTAATTGCTTTTTCCGTTACAATCCTCGTATCAACTGGCGTTTCTTGGATTGTGGTTCTAACTCCACCAATCTGTTGATTGTCAGCACTTGAAAAACGTAAAACCTCCATTGTATTTGTTCCAGCAACATCGTCTATTTGTAGGCGTGATGTGCCGAAGGTTATTAATTTGCTTCTTAATTCAATTGAATTAGTACCCAAGTCGTCATCGGTCGCCTCTATACTAATAGTTCCTTCTTTACTTATATCGGTGGATATGGTATCAAATGTCGCAATTCCACCAACAACAACATCATCTATAATTTCCAAATTATCACATATAATATTGTATGTGTTGGGTGTTAAGATTCCTTTCACGCTCATAATGTGTATATATTATATATGTAAGATATTATATATACACATTTAAAATATTATTTACCACTCCAATTAGGTGTATAATAGGTGGGTGAATATGTTTTTATACCTCCCTTTGTATTTTTCCAAATTGTTGCGAGTTGAGAAAACCGCTCTTGTGGCGTTCCACGTAGGAGATGGAAGTTGTCTTTTACAAATTGATTATATAAATTAAAAACCATATGTATATAATATATTAACATTTTATTTTTATATGAATAATGTTAAAAAAAAAAAAGTACGAGAAACAGCGAAGAATATTGTCATATCTACAATGGGAGAAGAAAATGACTACATTATTAGGTTATTAACCAAATACATAGGTGGAGATTATCAACAGCGAATCGTAAATGAAGAGTACAGACAAATCGGTGATGAATTAGACAGAAAAATCAACAATCTAAAAGATGATATTGAAGGACAACGAAGCGTACAGATGGTGATTAATGCTATTTTAAAAGAAAAATTAGCGGATAGAAGCGAATTAATAAAACTAAAAAAAGATAAGTTTATATTATCCATTTTAACGATAGTATTGCCTTGTTTAACTACAATCATTCAATTTATTATCACTCAATACGCATAATATTATAATTTAAATATTTTAATACGCATAATATTATAATTTAAATATTTTAATATTTAAATTGTAATGTGATGATAAAACTATTATTGATTACTTTTTCACTTTTATAGCAAGTTTCTTTTTTTTTGGTTTCTCTTCTTCCTCGCTGGGAGGTGGTTGGATTAACTCAACTGCTTTATTCACTTCTGCCTCGGCAACCTTGGCAATTTGATTCTTTTGTGCTGTCGTTGCTGGTGCTCCTTGTTCTGCTTCTAATTGTTCCATTAAATTGCTCTTTACTTCTTTAATTGCCTTTTTTATTTTCGGTATTGTTAAGCGGACACTATTAGACATTAAGATGTGCCTTAATGTGTGAGGTTTTAAGTCATCTTGCTCCTTATTATGTATTTGGTTGGCTACATCACATGGAACGCCACGTTTAATTAGTGCCTTTAAGAGAACATTACTCGTTTTTAATGGTTGTCTTTTTGCTCTTGGTTCGTAATATCCGGCCTTTACACCAGCCTTTACACCAGCTTTTACACCAGCTTTCTTTTTTAATACACAAGCATCAGCAGAGTCATATCTTTCCCGATAAAGAGTGGCGACTCTCTTAATTCTTTCTTGTGGTTTCTCACCTTTTTTTGCTGGGTGCTTCTTTACGAACTCTATATATCTGTTAGGTTTTCGGATTTTTCCAGTTTTTGTAGTTTTTGCAGTTTTTCCAGTTGTCTTTTTGGGCATTGTATATATATATATATAATATATAAAAATCTTATATATTATGTATAATTTTTATCCGCTATGATTGTAGTTGTATGCTTCCACTGGATAAAATAAAACTCGGGTCTTTACTTAATGTTAACATATGAGAATGTGGGTCAAACTTCATAATTGCTTCTATCTCGGAGTTTCTTAATCCCATGTATGTTTTTAATACATAATATAATTGTCTTCGGTTGCTTTTAACGCTAAAAATGAACTTGTTAATTTCGCAATAAATGTTTTGAAATAATTCGTTCATTTTTCTGTCATAAAGTAAATGGCTGCTTATAATGGCAGAACATGAAACCTTACGACCAAGATTCAATATTTGTAAAATCATACCTACAACCCTCTGCCTTATGTGGTCGGTCTCTTTCTTATCATCACCCATATAATACATAAAATCATCAAAAATTATCAAACAATCTTTATATTCTTGTGTTATGTCTATTCTTTCAGTGTCCTTGAAATAATCAAAATCAATATATTCTAGTTTCAAATATTCTTCATATGTTTTTCCCTTGGATTTTTTAGCCGTCCATACACGGCAGTAATGTGGAAGATTATCCTCTCGTGATTGCGTTATTAAATAAACTTTATTATTTGGATTAATTCGTTTGTAGTTGGTGGCGTATTCTCGTATTATTGTTGTTTTTCCACAACCACTCGCACCGCTCACAAAAACATTCTCATTCATTAACTCTCCATTGTGATAATCTTTATCTAATCCTCGCCGTGGTATGACTTCCAAGTTTCCGTTATGTGTGCTCGTTCCTTTCTTCTCTTGTCTATAAATAACCTTCTTGATACTTCTATCATAGCAACATATATCTTTGGTGGTTTCTGTGGTTAAACTAAATACTGACATAATATATATATATAATGTCAATATTTTTATTATCATATTATCATATTATCAATGATGGCGGTCTTGTGATAAAACAGAAGTTAAATTATCATCTTTACGAGTGATAAATATTTCAGATTGTTCTTTTTCTTTTTCTTTTTCACTATCACTTCCACTTTCACTTTCACTATTGAATAATTTACTTAATTCATCATCTTGTGGTGTAATTTTACATGTGCGTTTTTTGATTATGTTGTTTTTTTTTTTGGCCGACCACGAGGACGCCCTGCCCCCTTAATGGTTTGACTTGGGAGATATCCCGCAATCGCCCCACCATTACCATAACCCAACGCCTTCGCAACTGGGCCAATCACTGGCCCAACATATGGGATTTGACTACCAAGTCGCGATATAATCTTACTCTCTTTCAGATATGGGTCAACTTGCCTAAAAATCTTGGGGATAATCTCTCTTCCTTTTTGAATGGCAGATTTAAAGAAGGATGAAACAGAACCACCAACTAATTCATCAGATGGGAACTCAATTGGCACTGAATTAACAGCGTCAGCGGTTGAAGCACTAAAACTCTGATGAATCTGACCCATGTTATTATCTACCTCAATAGCTCCGTCATAAATCTCAATTACATTCAAATCAAAACGAGTAGCTAATTGATTAAGATTTACACCATTTACCTCCACACGAACGACATTTTTCTGAACCACGCCATTAGTCATAACTTCACCAGACCCACCAATGTCAAAAATAGGTGAGAAAACCAACATGCTACCTTTCCCAGTGGTAGATGTTCCAGCTACTTCACCAGCAAAACCACCCATAAAATGCCCATATGTAATATCACTAATTAGACCGCGACGGCGAGACATTTCCCATAATTCATATGGTGTAGCATTAGCGAAAATATTCACTCTATTTCCAAAATTAACATTCACTGAGGTAATTTGACCGAAGAAATCGGAGGTTGTCATATCAATAAGTGGAGATGTAAACTCACTCAATGACTTGGATAAATATACTATAATTAAAGAAGGCACATGAGTCAGTTCATATACACCGCTGGATAGATTAAATGAAGCACCAGCGGCAATTGGTGCGGCTGTGGTTGCTTGAATACGAGAATAAACACGATTATATTGGTATATCTCATGAGTTGGTGATTTTAGACCCAATGGCAATTGGTTGAGCCTATAATGAAGACGTGCTTGTCCCAGCGTAA